CGACGATATATTCCATTGTTTTGATAATGAGTTTGATTTTCAAAGATATCTACGAAATCTGGAACTTAAAGACTTTACACTTGTTGACGGAATGATACCACTTGGCAGTTGCACCATGAAATACAATGATATTGAGTCAGTAAACAATATATTTAAGTATGACTTTAAGCAACATCCATATGAACGCAATAAGAAGGATTATGTTTCTGACATGGAACGATTGAAGTTCTATATTACACAATTAACTGGTTTTCCTGGAGTATCATTGCAGCCATTATCAGGAAGCCATGCGGAGTTAACTGCATTATTAATGATGAAAAAATACGCAAATGATATCAAAAAGAATGTTATATTAGTTCCTGAATCAGCTCATGGAACAAACCCAGCTAGTGTAGTAATATCAGGATGTAAGGTTGTCAAAATAAAACATAATAGTAACGGATCATTTGATATCAACAATTTGAGAGAGAGTATTGATAAGCACAAAAACAAAATATTAGGTGCAATGATAACACATCCGAGCACATACGGCTTCTTTGATGATAGTATAAACGATGTAATTAGCAATGTCAAAGACGCAGGAGGAATGATATATCTTGATGGCGCAAACATGAATTCATGGGTAGGCAATCTTAGACCCAATGACAATGGTTTTGATATGATGCACATAAATATGCATAAAACTTTCGCTATTCCACATGGAGGCGGAGGCCCAGGAGTCGGAGTTCTAGCCGTAAACAGTGCACTTGAAAACTACCTACCAAAAGACAACATATCATATACACATTCAATTGGTAATGTCAGTAGCAACATATTTGGCAACAGTAGTGCAAATCTTATTAGTTTAAAATATATTGAAAAAAATATCAATAACTTTAATGATATCAGCAATAAAGCAGTTGAAAACGCAAACTATCTTAAGACAAAGCTTGATCAGCATTTTACGATAAACTACAAAAATATGAAAGGAGACGTAGCACATGAATTGATTTTAGATTTATCTGAGTTATGCGTTAACGGTATATCTGAAAATGACTTTTGCAAACGAATGATAGATTATGGTATACATCCACCTACAATGAGCTGGCCAGTTCCTAAATGCATAATGATTGAACCTACTGAAACTGAAAACTTGGAGAACCTAAATTATCTAATTGATACACTTATATCCATCAAACAGGAAGTATTATCATGTGATACGGACGGAGGAGATAACATTATCAAAAATGCACCACATAGTATAGATGATCTATTTGACTGGAAATACTCGTATGATAAAAATAAAGCGTATTTTCCATTAGGAAAAAGAACCAAAAAGTTCTGGAACACATCTAATCGCATTGATGATTTATATGGTGACAAGTTATACTACAAATAAGTATTTATTTATAATGTAAACTAAATACTTATTTTTGTTTCGGCCTTTTACGAACTGCTGCTGTAACATCTTTAATACTGGGTATTTGTGAATGAAGTTTGGGGTCTTTTACTACTTGATTTATACGTGGCTGAGTCCCATCACTCTTTAACATAAAAGGCAATGAGACTTTCTTAGCTATACCCCTAGAACCGCTTTCACGATCTCGTAAATATTTGTGGATAGATTTACCTCCTCCTCTCTTTCTCTTACTACTTCTTAGCTTTTTATTGCGTTTTCTTGTTCTATTTCTTTTTGTTCTACGCTTATTCTTGTTACTTTTACAAACATTGGTTCTACATCTGAATTTACGAGTGCGTAGCTTTTTCCCTCCTCTGGCATTCACCACTTTACCCGTACTTGCTTCTCTTTTTGCATTTAAATAAGCTTTTAGGTTTGTAATCGCTACTTCTATCTTACTATTAACTTCCATAACAATCTCATTCTTATTCCAGTCGGGATTATCATCTTTACAGTCTAGTGTTTTTTTCTGAATATATTGTTTTAGATCTTTGAGTTTTATTAGTTCGTTTGAGAAATAGCTAGGTCCTAAATGCACATTCTCTCTAGATGCTGCAACGTCTGGACGATATAAAGAACTTCCAAATAGTTCTAGTGAATTATTAGCATCATTCTTTTTGTCTAAGAACTTACTATATTCGTAACATTTTCGCATTATAGTATTACTAGCGATTATAATTCTAGGGTATCATAAAGAGTTAACGCTTCCTTTTCCATTATAATCCTTATTAAGCCGTCTATATTCTTACACACGTGATCAGCTTCTCCTAAATTTGAGTCTGCATATCCGCCAGAAAGAACGCCTATCACCCTAGAACATTTTGCATTTATTCCCGCATGAACATCAGCTATAGTATCTCCAATCATTAGTGTCTGAGAAGGAGGAATTCCCAAAGCTTTGCATATAGTTAAGATTGGTTCAGGAGAAGGTTTACTAGATAGTCCGTCATTACCGCAGACTAAATGATCTATATAAAACGGTAATTTACGACTTACTGGTTGAATCATATTTGCTGTAAAATTATTTAAATATGGTGTTTTCTTACTATTTTTCACCGCTATATTAATGTATTTAAGTGTTTTTTCGGTTGGCGCCCTATCATCAGAAGTACATATAGCAATTTTGATGTTCTTCATCTTTAGAAATTCAAACAAGGCACGTGTATTTACACATTCTTTAATAGTGTCTTTCGTAACTTCTATTTCAATCCAGGCTTTACGGATAGTTTCAATAAGGGATTTTCTCTCTTCAGGTTGTTTACACGGTATCATATTCCTAACATTTACTATATAGTCACACATGGCATTACGCATATCGTCATTGGTTCCCTTTACAATAACACTTTCTGAAGAAAAAACATTATAAACTGGATCATATCCTAGATATTCCCATATAGTTGGATACTTATCAGATGCAATTAATAAATCATCAAATATCTCTGCAAGTTTATATATCATCTTTTTTGCCCATTCGCCAAACATTAATGTATTATCTATAATAGTGCCATCTTTGTCAAAAATGATAAGTTTTATTTCTTCTACTTTTTTTTTACTCTGAAAATAGATATAAAATTCTTGACTCTGTATTATATTATAAAATTCCAATTTCTTATTTTGATATCGTTTCTTATCGTATTTCTTGAATAATTTATAAAATGCCATATAATTTATAAGGCAATATTGTAGAAGATCTATTTCTATATTAATTTTGGTTTTCATGAGAGAAACAAAATTATTTACTTTCTTAAGTTCAATATTCACTCCCTTAATAAAAATATCATAACTACTGTTACTGTCGTTGATAATGCTCTTTAAAAAAGAATAGTCAACATAAAAGTCCTTGTAAATATTATTGGATTCTTCTAAAATTTTCCTTCCAAATTTCATTCTAATATTGAGAGATATTTAATTATCTTATCAACAGTTTTTTGATAGGATGTAGGTTCACCTGTTTATACTTTTTCTCGTATTTCTCTCTTTCATACGACGTAATTTCCCTAATGGACTTGAAACTTTCTTTGGTATTTTTAATACATAACCCTGAAACACACCCGCCCATATATTATAATTTATATAATTAAATATATAATGAAAGGAATAGTTCGTAGTAATTTTTACATATACGGAATCATAATACTCTTAGCTGTTCTAGAATCTGTATCCATGAGTTCCTTAAAAATATCAAAGGGTTATGATGTCTATCTGATTGCCAGTATACTATGCTTCGTATCACTTGTCTTCTTGTTTAGAGAACTGTTGAAATATAAAAACTTAAGTATTGCTTATCTTTTGTATCATTTAGGAACTATATTGCTTGTGAGTCTAATAAGTTTTGTAATCTACAAAGAAAAGTTTTCAACAAAAGAAAAAATAGGATTAATAATGGCGGTAACAGCAATAATATTAATGTCTGATCATTCACACTGATAAATAAAAAATTTTATAAATAACATTTTTATTTATCTAATAACTTAATCACCGCCTGCCTTCTTCTTGACAATGCGCTTCTTCTTCACGACTGGTGTAGCTGCTTCAACTGGCTTTACATCCTCTTGAACCGCAGCTGGCGCGGTTGAGTCATCTTCATCGTCTGAATCTGCTACAACTGTAGAAACTGCTGCAGGCTCTTCATCATCACGCTCTTCCTGTTTACTGAGAGTCTCCTTGTCAGCCGAAGTCATCTGCACAAGGCACTTCGCACGATCAAGGGAGGCCTTAGGCTTTACAACGCACTGCATAAGCTTCCATGTAACACCGAACTTTCCACCTGCAAACCAGATTCCGCCACACTGGACAACCAGGGCAACATTTGTCTGCTTTGGCACGAGTTGCATTGGCGTGCCAACAGGCTCACTCATGTTGTGCTTTGCAAGAATGTCGGGAGTAGCGTAAAGGAGCTGCTCATTCACATCGTAGATCTCAATCTTGTGCTCGCCATCGTAGAAAGGAACTTTAACACGAAGGGTTGGTGCGCTGGTTAGATCAGCTTCCTGTGTGTCAGGATCTTTCTTATAACGAAGCATAGGAGTCCAGAGGGCATCAACCACCTCTGCAGTCATCTTTGGCTTATTAAACCACTCCTTAGAGTTGGTAACAGCATCTTCCTTGATCTTCTTTTCCATCTCAACAAGACCCTCAAGGAATGCAGACGCATCGGGATTAGGATAATTCGCTGACGGAAACTGAAGGGCCAAATCATAGCTCTTCTTACCATCATAATCATTTTCATTCAAACCCCACGTGAGCATAAGCGGGGTAGAAAGCATAAGATACTTTTTTGTGTTGGCATTGTTGATATTGATGCTCTTTCCACCAGACGCATTTGTCTTGGGAGGAGAGTAAGCAATTTCAGAGCCAGTGAAAGCGGAAGCGAGAACGACCTGGGGGGAGGACATTATTAATTTAATATATTGAGTTTTCTTTAAATCAATTTTCTGAGAAAATAAATTGTAATGTTAGTATTCTAAAAATAATTATGGTCTAGAGTTATGATTTACCTACAATAACAATTAAAATATATTTTATTAACTATTAATATAATGGATATAGGGATTCCATCAATTTTAAAGCCTTCGGTGCAAAACAAGAAATATGGTATTCTGCTTGCATCAATTATGTTCTTATGGTCAGGACTTAACAAGATATTTAACTTCGACAAAAAAGTGTCTACACTAATGAAGAAAACTGCCCTTAATAAGTTGATATGTTCTTCTGGAATGATCGGCGTTATACTCCTTGAAACTATAGGCTTCATGATTTTAATAGAATATTTCTTCGGATTAGAAATTATCACGCGCTT